TGAATGGCGATGGCGTGAGCGAGTTGCGTAAAATTTGCTGCGCAGGCAATCAGTATGAGATTTTAAGAAGCGAGCCCGCAGACTCAATTCCGTTTGCGCACTTCTGTCCAGATCCAGAGCCACACGCATTTTTTGGCATGTCGATGGCTGACCTTACAATGGATATTCAGCGCATCAAGACGGCAGTGCTTCGCGCCTCACTTGATTCGTTAGCAATGTCTACGCACCCACGGGTTGGCGTAGTCGAAGGCCAGGCAAGTCTAGAAGACGTGCTCAATAACGAGGCGGGTGGCGTCATCCGCATGCGCAATCCAGGCGCAGTGGTTCCTTTCTCTTTGCCGTTTGTTGGGAAAGACGCATTCCCCATGATGGAATACCTGGACCAGATTCGCGAAAACCGAACTGGCATTAGCAAAGCTGCTGCAGGGCTATCGCCAGAGCAATTGCAATCGAGTACGTTGGCTGCCGTTACGCAAACCATAAACGCAGCGCAGCAGCGTATAGAGCTCGTGGCGCGGCTGTTCGCAGAAAACGGCATGACACGGCTCTATAAAGGTCTGCTTAAACTGGCCCATGACAATGTTGAAGAGGCGCAAGTGGTCCGGCTGCGCAATCAATTTATCCCAATCGCTCCAGACACGTTTAACATCAACATGGATGTGGTCACCAACATTGCTCTGGGAGCTGGTAGCAGCCAGGAGCGGTTAATTTTGTTGCAGCAGATCATGCAGATCCAGGAGAAGCTCCTCCAGCAGCTTGGTCCCGATAATCCTATTGTTAACGCACAAAATTACTACAACACCCTGGTAACAACCCTAGAGCTGGGCGGTATCAAAGATGTGAACAGATACTTCACTGACCCAGCTCAGTACCAGCCTCAACAGCCCCAGGAGCCACCAAAGCCTGATATCAACGAACAGTTGATCCAGGTCCAGATGTCTGAAATCCAGGCGAACATCCAAAAGAAAGCGGCAGAGCTGGAACTCGAGCGCGAGAAGATGATGCGGGAAGACGACCGCAGACGGGATGAGTCAGAGGCAAACATAGAGCTAAAGGCAGCGGAGATCATTGCTCGCTATGGTGCCCAGGTTGACACGGCAGCGATTAAGGCGAACTCAGAACGGGACCGCGAAATGGTGAAATCGTTAGCAGGGGCTGCACAACAACAGGTGCCACCGAATGTCCCAATCTGATCAAAATTATTTGACAGCACTGCAGCAGTTTCTCAATGACGAGAACTTTGAGGAGCTGATTGCTCGCACCAAATTTCAATTCTTTGAAGAATGGCAGCGCACCCGCGATCCCAAGGAACGCGAGCGCATTTTCGCAAAACTGGAAGTAACGGAAGAACTCTGCAACGCGATTCGCGCAGCAGCGGACTCCATTGCTTTTGAGAAGCAAAAAGGAAATTCATAAATGAGTGATAAAATAGAACAAGCGCAAGAACCAACAGATGTGGGGGTTTCTCCCATGACCGAGGGTCAGGCGCAAGCTGAATTACTGAAAATGTTAACTCCCGAAGAGGATACAGCTAACGATGATCAGGAATTCGCAGACGAGTTGTCCGATGAGGATGGCGAGGCGACAGAAGAAGACTTTGACGATGACACCGATGAGGACATCGATGAGGGCGATGATGATGCCGAACTGCTTGAAGATGATGAGGAAACAGACGACGCAGAACCTGAAGCGCAACAACAAACTTTCACGGTCAAAGTTGATGGTGAAGAAATTGAGGTTGATATTCAGGAGCTGAAGTCGGGCTACTCACGCCAGGCAGATTACACACGCAAGTCACAGGCATTAGCGGAAGATCGTAAGAACTTCCAGCAAGACAGAGATGCCGTGACTTTAGAGCGTCAGCAATACGCGCAATTACTTGGTGCGCTGCAGACGCAATTAGGAGCTTTGGAAGAGGCGCCACCGGATTTTGATCGAATGTACGATGAAGATCCGATTGAGGCAGCCCGTCAAGAGCGAACCTGGAACAAGCGCCAGCAGGAGCGCCATCAGAAACTTGCAGCGATTCAGGCAGAGCAACACCGGGTGGGTGAGGCAAACCAGAAGCAGCAGCAAGAGGCACTGCAGGAAATGCTTAACCAGGAAGTATCGAGGCTAACGGAGATGATCCCAGCCTGGAAGGACGAAGCCGTCGCCAAAAGAGAGTCTGACGAATTGCGGACTTATTTGGCTGAGCAGGGCATCTCTGAAGAAGAGATGGGTGCGCTTGTAAGAGCAAACCATATAACCGTCCTTCGTAAAGCGATGCTCTTTGACAAAGGGCAACGACGTGTGAAGAAAGCGTCGAAGGCCAAGCGCAAAAACTCAGTACAACCTGGCGCTAAAAGCGTCCAGGCAAAGCCAAGCTCCAAGCGGGTGAGAACTCGCCGTGAACGTCTTGCGAAAACCGGGCGCGTGGAAGATGCCACCGCCTTAGTTGAATCGTTACTAAATTAGGAGTTAGCTCATGGCTATCGTTACAAACACGTTCACCAGGTACAGTGCCATTGGCATTCGGGAAGACCTGTCGAACATAATTTACAACATTTCCCCAGAGACGACCCCGTTCGTCAGCAATATGTCGAAGAGACGGAGTGTAAAAAACACCTACTTCGAATGGCAAACAGACTCTCTTTCCGCCGCGGCAGCGAACAAACAACTGGACGGAGACGATGTTGGATCTTTCACTGCCGTAACCCCTACCGCAAGGTTGGGCAACTATACGCAGATCATGCGCAAAGTCGGCATTATCGCTGACAACCTTGATGGTGCTATTGATGAAGCGGGCCGCCGATCAGAGCTGGCCTATCAAATCACTAAGCAAGGCAATGAGTTAAAGCGTGATGTTGAATATAACCTGGTTGGAGTGAATGCTGCAGCAGCCGCTGGTGCGACCGGAACGGCTCGAGCCACTGCCTCGCTGTCAGCCTTCATACGCACCAACACGTCAAAAGGTTCGTCTGGAGCAGACCCCACGGTATCAAGTGGTGTGGTCAATGCAGCGAGAACTGACGGAACGCAACGCGCCATAACAGAAACGTTACTTAAGACAGTCCTCCAGGCCGTCTGGACACAGGGGGGCGACCCTAAGTTCCTGATGACTGGAGCTCACGTTAAGACTGTGGTCAGTTCGTTCAGCGGTATCGCCTCTCAGCGATATATGGCTCCCAGCGATAGTCCAACGACTATAATCGGTGCCGCCGATGTCTATATGTCGGACTTCGGCTCCATTTCTATCGTTCCTAATAGATTTTCGCGTGCGCGGGATGCTTATGTGATCGATCCTGATCTTTGCGAGTTGGCAACGCTGCGACCTATGCAGCAAGTTGAACTGGCGAAGACCGGTGACGCGACTAAGTTTATGATGTTGACTGAAGTTGGTCTGCAGATAAACCAGGAAGCTGGTCTTGGCATCGTGGCTGATCTGAGCACAAGCTGATGAGCAGTGAGCGACGGGTTCTTGATTTTGATCCGCATACCGGCATCAAACACAACTTTGTCTACGAGGCGGGGGAAACCCCGTCTCAGGACCGGTTTGTGATCGAAACGACTCAGGATGTGAGCGACATCATTGCACGCAACCGTGCGTCAGCGAATGACGTTGATAAACATAAACCCTGGGGCGAATGGTCAAAGGTCGCGTCGCTCCCTCTTAGCATTTACTACGACTTGAAACAGCAAGGCATCTTGGATGACAAAAAGCGTTTCACGAAGTGGTTGAACGATCCTGACAATAAATATTTCAGGACGCGAGGCGGGCGTATTTAAATGGCAATCGGAACGTATTCTGAACTGCAGGATGCGGTCGCTGATTGGCTCAACCGGGATGACCTGACGACGGTCATTCCTAACTTTATTGAGCTGGCAGAGGCCGAGCTGACGCGCAATCTGCGTCACAGAAAAATGATCACGCGAGCAAGTCTGACGATCAGCGCCGAATATACGGCGACACCGTCTGATTGGTTTCAAACGCAGTCGCTAATTCTTGAGACTGACCCGGTGACGCAGCTCGAGTATCTAACGTCTGAGGCGTTGAATGCTAAACGGGCTAACAGTGTTGCGTCTGGAAAGCCGCTGTTTTTTACGATGATTGGCACAGAGATCCAGGCTTATCCATCACCCGATGCAAGCTATACCGGCGAGATTGTTTATTTTGCTGAGATCCCTGCGCTCACTGATAGTAACACAACCAATTGGCTGTTGACGTTGGCGCCAGATATTTATTTGTACGCCACGTTGATTCAGTCAGCACCTTATCTGCAGGACGATGCCAGGCTGCAAACCTGGGCGTCGTTGTACCAGAAGAAGATGCTCGACATCGATATAAGTAACGAGCGTGCGCAGGGGCAAACAAGTGCTCGAATGCGTACTACTCCACTGGAGTGATAAATGGCTTCAACGTACACAAATGATTTGCGCTTAGAGCTTATCGCCGTTGGCGAAGGCTCTGGTACCGCCCCAAACGATTGGGGTTCAAAAACAAATGTCAATCTCACCAGCATTGCCAGTGCGTTTGGACCTGGTACCGAAAACCTGGCAAGCGATGCTGATGCGACGTTAACGCTGGCAGATGGCACTGCAGATGAGATGCGAGCGTTGTATCTCAAAATTACCAGCTCTGGCAGTTTGACCGCTACCAGGACAATTACGATTGCGCCTGCCACAGTTGCAAAATTGTGGATTATTGAAAACGCAACGACCGGCGGCCAAAGCATTACGTTATCTCAGGGCACGGGAGCCAATGTCACCGTAGCCAACAGCGCGGTGAAATTGGTCTATACCGACGGTGCTGGTAGTGGGGCTGCTGTTATCGATGCCCTGGTGGATCTCGATCTCACAGGAACAACCACGATTGCAACAGCGGCAGTCACCAACCTGACGTTGGGCGGCACGGCGATTTCGGCAACGGGCACCGAACTGAACATCATGGACGGTGTTACTAGCACAACCGCAGAGCTGAACATCCTCGATGGTGTCACGGCAACAACTGCCGAAATAAATATCGTTGACGGCGACACGTCAGCAACAGCAACAACCCTGGCCGACGCGGATAGAGTTGTTGTTAATGATGGCGGGACGATGGTCCAGGTCGCGCTGACCGATTTTGAAACCTATTTTGAAACATCACTCGACACGTTGAGCAATGTAACAACGGTTGGTGCTCTAAACGCTGGATCAATCACATCAGGTTTTGGCGCGATCAATAATGGTTCATCTGCAATCACAACGACTGGCACGATCACCTATGGTTCGTTGAGTGACGGCTCCATCACGATCACGGCGTTTGTTGATGAAGACAACATGGTGTCGAACAGCGCAACGATGGTCCCTACACAACAATCAGTTAAGCAATATGTCGATGTCCAGGTCGGTGCTGCACCCACTGGCACAGCGACTTATGCTAACTTTGATGTTACAACCTCATTGCAAATTCCAGATGGGACGACGGGCGAAAGACCTAGTAGTCCTTCAGTTGGAAATCTTCGCTACAATACAACGACGGGCGCCGTTGAGATTTATCACACGTCGGGTTGGGGCGCTCTCAATACAGTCGTAGACGATAGCATCACGACTTCTAAGCTGGCTGATGATGCGGTGACGACTGCGAAGATTGCAGATGACGCAATTACAGCAGCACTCATTGCAGATGATGCAGTAGGATCAGCAGCCATTGCAGATGATGCAATCACGTCAGCTTTAATTGCAGATGATGCGGTCGTTGCTGCTGCGATTGCTGACAACAGTGTGGACATTGCGCGACTCAATGTGACCGATGGAACGAGTGGCCAGGTTCTGACGACAAACGGATCAGGAACACTGTCTTTTGCGACTGTCGGAGGTGCTTACAATAGTTGGGCTGTTAAGACAGGAACCTACACGGCGGTAAGCAAAGATCAGCTAATTTGCAATCATGCAAGCACTGCTTTCACGATAACGCTGCCAGCCTCTCCGTCTCAGGGCGATACAGTTATATTAAAAAATGTGGGTGCTGCGCTGGTAACCGTTGGAAGAAATAGTGAAAAAATAGACGGTGCTACAGAAGACGGAACATTGCCTACAGGTAACGCCGTCCAACTTGTTTATACAAATGATGCAGCAATAGGTTGGACATCAATATGAGGATAGATTTATGGCAGTTTTAGGTTCAGGCGGTTTCGCAACGGTTGAGGAATACCTGTTTATTGAGTCAACGACATGGAGTCCGTGGTGTGACTGTGTGGCCCTAGTAACTGTCGTTGGAGGTGGTGGATCGGGTGCGCGAGGAGTAAACGTAAATGCTACCTACCTAAATGCATGCGCATCGGGGGGAGGTGCCGGAGCAGCCGCAAAAAGCAAGCTGACGCTATCAAAAAGCACAACCTACACAATAACAGCAGGCGCTGGCGGTGCAGCGATAAGCGCAGGCACATCAGGGTCTGCTGGAAATGCTGGAGGTACTTCGTCTTTTACTGGGTCAGACATTACTGATATGTCAGCGAATGGTGGGTCGGCTGGTGCATTTGCTACGGGAAACCCGCATGAAAATTTATCCGGCAACGGGGCCGCAGGGGGAGCAGCCGGGACTAGCGGGAATCTTTGGAATACGGCAGGAGGTAGCTCAGGGAGCATGACGTTAAATTTTTCTAGTCCTTCTGGTCATTACTGGAATTCGTATGGTACTGGCGGTGGGGCTGTTGGAATATTTGGATACACTGGACCTAGCTCTGGCAATGTTGCAAATACAACTAACACCGTAGTCGTAAATAATACTTCTGCATCTGGAGGAGCGGGAACAGGGGCTGCAACAGGGACAGTTGATCCGAATCAAGGCTCTGCACACGGAGAAGGTGGACCGGGATTGAAGGGGGCAACGACGCCTGCCAATAATAATTTAGGTCAAACTAATCTACCAGATAATTTGATGGGCTACCCACCAAACAATTATAAGTCTTATCATTACGGGGATTCAACGATACCCGTCTATCATACAGGCTGGCTGAGTGGCAACTACACTGCACACGCAGAGGCGGGAATAGGCGTTGGCGGTCGCTCTCAAAGCAGTAACAATACAGGTGCTTGCGCTGGCTTCTTTGCTGGAGGGGGAGTGCAAGTTGGGGTTCAAGGACAATCAAAAAGCGGTGGAAATGCGTTTTTGGGAGGTGGGGGCGGCGCCTATCTTTCTCATAAATCAACAACGAGTTGTCAACCGGGGCAGGGTGGACAAGGCTTTATTCACGTTCAAATTATAAAATGGAATATTTGAGATGGCTATTTATGAAGTTTTAAATGACGCAGACGAAGTTGTTAACACGATAGCCGCAGATGAACAGTTTATGGCAGCAAACCATAATAATTATCGGTTGGTTGCTGCTCCAGATACTTCAGAAATAGATGGCAGGGCTTGGAGAGATGCTGAGTTAGCAAGAACTGACATTATTGCTCAGACTCCAGATTGGCCTGATCGAGACGATTGGTTGGCTTATCGCACAACACTAAGAAATTGGCCCAGTACGGATTCGTTTCCTGCAACAAGACCAAACGATCCGGATTATGTTGCGCCTGAAACTGGTGGCGGTTCTCCTCCTCCACCTCCTGAATAATATTTAGATGGACGATCTCGAGACACATGAACGTGAATGTGCGTTGCGCTTCAAATCTATTGAAGAACGTCTCGAGCGAGGTAGCGCGAGAATGGACCGCATTGAATCGTCTATCAACAATCTTTTGTTTGCGATCCTTGGCGTGTATCCCTTCATCCTGGCGTCGATCTACCTGGCGCGATACGTTTAGTTAAAATCCGTGTTTGCTGAGCTGGCCGGTATTGTTAGCGCCATATCCGCTATCAACTCAACGATTGCGACTCTCAAGGAAGGCAAGGCAAACGCCGACGACGTCGCCCGCCTAATAGGGCGCTTTGGTACGCAGCAGCAGAAGCTGGATCAGTTTGAGCGTAAGCAGAAATTAAAAAAACCGCTAACCCCCCAGGCAGCAATCCAGCTCAGCTTGGCACGAAGGAACGCCAACCAGGCAATGCGGAATCTTAAAGACCTCTGCTTGATGGCAGGCGCCCCAGATATTTGGCGAGATGCTGAGCGGTCGATGCGCGAATCTGAGCGCCAGCAGGCGGAGTTTTTAAAAAACATCGTCGCCAAACGTCGAGCAAGAAAAAATAAAATTCAAGGCATTTCAATTGCTGTTTTTCTCGTTGTTTCTGCCTTTGTTATTGCGGGTGGCGCTTACGTTGTTTTTGATGGATATCAACAAGCGCAACGAGATAAAGCAAAGAGTGCTTTGCAAAAACGCCGCGATGAGCTACGCAACATTCGGCAGTGTGGTCGCGTCAAATGTTAAAATTAAGAGTTAAGTAATTAACCAGATATGGCGGTTTATATGAATTTCTTGATCGACGGTGAAGACTACGACTTGGAAGAGCTTGGACCAGAAGCCATGCAGCTTGGTCAGCGTTTCGCGGAGCTTCAGGCGGAACTGGAGAAAATATCGACTCGCGAATCCGAAATCAGAATCTTGCAAAACACTTACGCGCTGCACATTAAGAACATGGCGAACCCTGATCCAAAGATCGAGGTCGTTCAGTGAAATATTTTGTCGAGGAAGAATTCCTCTGCCAACACTGCCAAGCGGTAGGCATTAAGGATGAAATTACTGACATCCTCGACAGTATGCGTGAAGAATGCGGATTCCCCTTTGTTGTCACGTCAGGCTATCGATGTGCTAACCATCCCATTGAGGCGCGTAAAGAACGCCCTGGTGCGCACGCTGGCGGCTATGCGGTCGATCTGGCAGTCGATCATGGCAAAGCACTTAAGGTTGTTGAAAGTGCTTTGCGTCACGGCATCGAAAGAATTGGCGTTAATCAAAAGGGTAGTGGTCGATTCATTCATATTGATTGTGATCCAAATCGTTTCACGCCCGCAATGTGGAGCTATTAAATGCCGCTGGTCCCTCTGGCAATCCCTCCAGGAATTCGTAAGAATGGTACGGAGCTGCAACAGGCTGGCGCCTGGAACGACGGCAACCTGGTTCGCTGGTATGAACAATCACTCCAACCAGTAAAGGGTTGGCGTCGTCGATCTTTGACCGCGATGGATGGCATTTGTCGGAAGCTGCTTAGCTATGTCGATAACAGTAGCAACCGTCGTACAGTCGCTGGCACTAACACTAAACTCTATGCAATCCAGGAGAGCGGTCAGGTACATGACATCACGCCTACCAGTTTCACAACTGGCCAGGTCAGCACGCCTGTAAACATTGGTTACGGTGGCGGCACCTGGGGTAAGTTTGAATGGGGTACTCCACGCCAGGACTTAGCGACATACGATGTTGCCGACACCTGGTCTTTAGACACCTGGGGTGAGTACGTGATTGCTTGCGCGACAAGCGACGGCAAAATTTACCAGTGGGCGAATAACACTGGCACTATAGCTGCCGTCCTAAGTAACGCACCGACCAGCACCACATCTATTGTGGTAACTGATGAGCGGTTTGTGTTTGCGCTAGGAGCTGGTGGCGAGCACAACCGCGTCGAGTGGTGCGATCAGGAAAACAACAACACTTGGACGGCCTCTGCCACCAACCAGGCTGGCGGTCAAAACCTCACAACAGACGGCACGTTGATCAGTGGGCATTCGCTGCGAGGTGAGACGTTGTTGCTGACAACAACTGATGCGCATGTTGCGCGTTATACCGGCCCACCATTCGTTTACTCATTTCAGAGGGTCGGCACAGGTTGCGGATCAGTCAGTGCAAACGGCTGCGTCGTCGCGGACCAGTTTGCAGTGTGGCCTGGCATAAACTCCTTTCACATATACGACGGCAGTGTGCGCGTTTTGCAATCAGACATTGGCGATTACTTTTTTGGCAATCTCAATGTGGCGCAGCGTTCCAAAATTTATGGGGTGTTAAATTCTGAGTTTCATGAAATCTGGTGGTTTTATCCGAGCGCCAGCGGCGATGAAAACGATAGCTATATCACTTGGAACTACCGCGACAATTTCTGGTCGATTGGCAGTTTGTCGAGAACCGCAGGCGTAAATAGCGGCGTGTTCCTGTATCCACAAATGGTCGCGACTGACGGCTACGTTTACGAACATGAAGTTGGGTTTGCGTATGACGATGCAACGGTGTTCGTTGAGTCTGGCCCCATCGAAATTGGCAACGGCGATGCAGTGATGAATGTGCGGCAAGTTATCCCAGATGAAAAAAACCTGGGTAACGTCAAAGCGACTTTCAAAACACGTTTTTATCCGACGAGCACTGAAACAACTCACGGCCCGTTTACGATGACCAACCCGACCAGTGTGAGGTTCCAGGGTCGTCAGGTCAGCATGCGCATCGAAGCGAACATCAATACAAATTGGCGAGTCGGCACGATGCGGCTTGATGCCGTCGCGGGAGGCAAGCGATGAATTTACCAACGCCTGCCGAAAATTATGAGCGCGTAAAAGCTGTTCAAACCAACCTGGCAATTGAACAAGCCGACATTATGAATCACAAAAAAAATCAGGATATTGAAGTTGGAGACGGTCGCGTGATCATCAAATCACCAAACGGTAGCCGCTATGAGATCCTGGTCGATAACTCTGGAACACTGAGCACCAATTCATTATGAAAGAAGAGTCACTAAAAGCTGCGACCCCTTTAGAAGCAATGTTGCCATATAAAGCAATGCTGCAGAGTGCGCTTGAGTTTGGTCACAACACGCATTCGTTCATGGACATCGTTAACGGCGTTGCCTCTCAGGATATGCAGTTCTGGCCGATGGATAAATCGTGCCTGGTGACTGAGATCGTCACTTATCCAAATGCTCGAGCGTTACACATTTTTCTCGCAGCGGGCGACCTAGAAGAAATCAAAGACATCGATGAAACATTGTTGATGTTTGGCAAACAGTTGAATGCGCAATTCATAAGCCTGAGTGGAAGACGAGGCTGGGTGAAAGCACTTAAAGACTTGGACTATCAAACAGCCCACGTCACAATGTTTAAGGAGATCAAATAATGGCAGCGTCAGGCAAAAGCCCCGGCAAGAGTCCAGGGCAACCGGCACCAGGTCCAGGTAAGGGCGGGGGTAAACCAGAAAGGCCGCCATACGCCGGATACTACAATGCGGCGAATGATTTTTATGGGCCCATGATGCAGATTCGGCAACCGATGGCTGGGTACTACAACCAGTTTCCTTCCCCGTTTCCGACCTATGCGCCGCCGCTATATGGCGGCAATCCGATTATGGCGCCCCACCAAAATCTCAACCCATACGGTGGCGCTTATTCAGATTTCAGAGGCGGCTATAATCCTTATACGCCAAATTATGTTCAGCAGGCCCAAGATCAGAATTACAATTCACCTGAAGTGCAGCAAGCGTATGGGGCTGGTGGAAGTGCTGAAGCCAGTGCAAACGAACTGGCGGCGTTCAACATGGGCGTACCGGACCTAGATGGTGACGGACGGCTGTCCAATGAGGAATTCACTTCATGGGACGGTTACGCAGATTGGGCTGCGCAGCAAGGCGGCAACTACCTTTTGCATGATAACAATGACCCTGGCGGGATGGATGGCAGCCGGTTCACTGGCCAGTATGATGCGTCAGGCATGCCGATCTATAGCGGACCCGCTTATTCCCATGAGAATTATGCTGGGCAAAGTTATGGCGGTTATAACCCCTATGGCGGCTATAACCTCTATGGCGGCTATCAAGGGTACAGCCCCTATGGCGGCTATGGCGGTGGCTATAGTGGCTTCGCTGGCTTAAACCCTTTCCAGAGCGGTTATCAACCGTATAACGCCTACGCCAGTATAGGCATGGGCCAAGGTGGAGGCGGTCAACAACTCTACGATTTGTTGCTAGATCGATTGCTCAATGGCGGCACTGAAGAGGAAGGCGGCAGCCAAACGACCACAACAAGCACACCCACTGGACCCAACTATGGCCGCGCTTTCAGCACCAGACCTTCAGCGGGTGGCACAGTCGCGACGATGGGGAATCCGTTTGCAATGGCTGCCTCTGATGCGAGCACTCAAGATTTGCGCAATGTGATGATTGATGACGGCGCGGGCAATGTCGGCAGAATCAATGTGAATTTTGATGAGCTGAGCGACGCGCAGCGCAATGCGCTTATTCAGATTGCGCAAGACAATCCAGACATGAATCAACGATCTCGAGCAGCTTACGACTACATGCAGTCTGAATTCGGATTTGCATAATAGGAGATAGAAAATGAGTTTTGGAAAAAACAAAAGCGAGTCATCTCAGGAATTTGATCCTGAAATAAAACGGGCGTTGCTGAATGTTTTTGGCGAAGGCGAGCGTCTCTACAAGACCATGCCTTACGTTCCGTATGCGTCTGCTCGAGTTGCGCCTTTCAGCAATATTGAAATGGAGGGCATGCGCCGAACAGTCGATGCGGCAAATAGAGGCTACGGCCTTCCAGGTATGCGCAATGCAATGATGGCGACGGACATGGGGCTCGGGTTCAGGCCACGGGATGTGACCGCTCGACCGATCACGCCAGTGCCTGTCGTTGGAGCAACAGACATCAATTTAGGCGGCTATCGTTTGCGAGACACCGACTATTCTCCATATATGAATCCGTACACCTCTAATGTTGTGGACACAACTTTGGCTGACATAGAGCGAGCGCGAAAAATGCAGCAAAACCAGACTGCAGCCGAGGCCGTCAGTGCTGGTGCCTTTGGCGGTGACCGACATGCTCTTCGCGAAGCAGCAACTAATGAGGCGGCCCTTCGAGAAGCTGGTCGCACTAGCGCACAGTTGCGTAGCCAGGGATTTGATGTTGGGAGACAAATGGCTGCTACAGATTTGGAAAGCCAACTTGCAGCGCAACGGGCAGATCAAGCGGCAGAGCTGCAATCGAGAATAGTGAACAGGCAGACTCGCGTTGATGCAAAGAAAGCAAACATGATGGCAAACCTGGAAGCGCAGTTGGCCAATCAACGAGCCGACCTGGGTGCGTTTGATGCGCGTCAAGGAGCTGCCAGGCAGTTGGCCGCATTAAGTGGGGACTATCGAGATATGATGTTCCGAGATCCTCGCGTGTTGATGCAAATTGGTGGCATGCAGCGTGAACAAGGTCAGCGATTGCTCGATGACGTTTACGGTCGGTTTGAGGAAGGCCGCGACTATCCGATTCGCATGTTTGACGTGTTGAGGGGAGCGGCTGGCATGTTGCCTAACCCGCTGACATCGAGCAGCAGCGGACGTGCATTTAACATAGGTATTGTCTGATGATGATTTTGAATGCAATTGCGAAGGGCGCAATGGGCGCTATGAAGGCTGCACCCAAAGTAGCGATGGCCAAGATGGCTAAAGCTGGCGAAGCTCTTAGAGATCCCAGATCCCATCTGCAGAGCATCCTGGATGAAAATGAAATCCTGGCAATGATGCAAGATCCAGAAATGTATGAGCGGTTTCTCGCGCAACAAATGGCGAACAGAGACGATTCGGCAATGTCTGGTATTCCTGACATCCCAGGTTATCAGTCGGTTGGTATGCCAGGGGGTGGCTTTGTTCGCAACAATCCAGCGTACATGAACACCAACCAATTAATTTTGAGCGGTATGTCACGATGAGCGAAATGGCTTTAGATCCAGAATTTGAAAACATGCTGCGAAATGCTACACCGGAGCAGAAGCAGCGATATCTGAATCTGCTGAACCCAGACCAGCAGGCGTTGGCTTTGCCCTATCAATTCAGAAAACCAGAAAACTTTGGCCAGGCAATAGGGAATGTTTTTGGTAATTTAAGAAATCAGATTGGGATTAAATATGGGACTCGCGCTGACCCTCAAGGCGTCCTGGCTAACCAAAAATTTTTGCAAAGCCAGTTGGATATGAATTTGCAAAAAGCTGATGTGGCCAGGAATTTATTATTCCGAAACTATCTGATCAATACGCTAGGCATGGATCAGCAGATGATTACTGGAGCGTCTGATGAGCTGTTAGATGAAATCGGCAAGAGTGTCCAGGGCGAACCTTTCTATGGGCCAGACGGTACAATGTATACGCGCAACAAAGTGACTAATGAGATCACCAAGGTTAGCGATCTGCCCGAAGGTTTGCGCGAGTGGTACTTAAGCTCAAGCCTAAAAAAACCCGGCGCAGATCCCCAATTAAATGATGCGCAGGCGGCTATCATCACCGGAGAAACGGGTGCGACAACAAGCCCTCTGCCTCCGGGTTTTTCTGACGCTCAGTCCGCTCCAGAATGGACGCCTGGCGAATACAAACGAAGAGAAGCGACTTCAGCTAGGTTGAGTGAAAAATCCCAAGACAGACTCTTTAAGTTGGGCGATGAATACCAGGCAAATGCGTATGGTGCGGTGGAGCAAATAAAGCGGCTGAACGACATGCAGTTGCTGTTACAGACCGGCATTGAAACTGGAGGTGGGCAAGAGTTCATCCTAGATGCACAAAGATTAGGGTTTAATCTAGGCATCACAAATGTAGACCCAACACCTTCAGAGCTATTCAACTCATTAGCTACCGGCTTTATTCTGCCGCTGGCGAAAACTTTGGGCGTGAATCCAACTGATAAAGACATGGAGTTGATAGCGACTGCTGCCGCTGGATTAGGCAAGACTCCAGAAGGCAACATGATCATTATTGAAGCCAAGAAGATTGAAGCCGAGAGGGCAAAGCTGATCAATGACGCATGGTTAGATTTCACCCAGGCAAATATTGATAACTATAAATATGACCCGGCACAATTTGATATTGGCTGGAAGCGGAAATTACAACAGGTTATGAGCGCCCCAGAATTTAAAGGAGCTGACGTTATTGAGCTGAAGGCAAAGGCGCGTTCTCTACTAAGGAAGCCAATCAATATAGATGACGGCTTGGAAGGTTTATATCAATGACTAATTTGCTACCCAAACAGGTTGACGAAATTTATCAAAAGTTATTGCAGGCGCAAGCCGAGGGCAGGCTCAATGAATCTGGACGTGCGCTACTGCAAGGCATCGATAGTGGTGCAATCACTTCTCCTGAGTTGGGCATGATGATGCAGGGGTTCAGTTACAGTTCATCTGACGAGATTGCTGGATTCATGCGCTCCAGGTTCCCAGCTTTAATGGGAGGATCTCAGGATGCTGAGTTAACTGACAGAATTAACAGACGATTCAATACCGACTATTCCCAGCAAGACATAGCCACAGAACTTGAACGCAGACCTATGCGCGCATACCAGGAAGAAAACCCCTGGAAGGCGGTCGGGTTAGAAGCGACCGGCGGTTTTATAAG